GATAGCAACCTCCTTTATAAAAGTTCTGTTTTATTCATTAAAACAGGAGCTAAAATGTCTAATTTACCAGTCGATAGAGACTCAAATTACATGTATTCAATGTGGGGAACCACAAAATTAATCACTGATTATACTGAACAACCAAAAAGAGTGATTCAAGAGGTCATGCACGACTCTGCACCACGTCATGACCTTAAAAAACAAACTGAATTGCACGAAAAAATTCGTAATGATGAAGACTATGATGATTGGGAATATGGAACAGAACCAAACTATGGATCTTCCTGGCACTAGGTATAAATAAAGCAAGAAAACCTATCCATCAATGGCAGTCACAAGAATATCCAGATCATTCAAGGATATTAGTTTATCTTTTGAACCTCATCCTGTGACAAAAGATCTGCCTGTTTTATCTAATGAGAGAGCGATTGCCAGGTCTGTAAGAAATTTGGTTGAAACAATTCCAACAGAAAGGTTTTTCAATCCTCTTCTCGGATCTAATGTTCGTAGAAGTCTGTTTGAATTTGTAGATTATGGTACAGCAGGAGTAATTGAGGATCAAATTAGAACTACAATTAATAATTTTGAAACTCGTGTAGATAATGTAGTTGTTAATGTTGATGCAAGGCCAGATGACAATACTTTCGAAGTGACTGTCATTTTTGATATCATTGGAGAAGATTTTCCAACACAACAATTTACATTCTTATTAGAGGCAACAAGATAAAATGCCTTTTACACAGTTTACGAACTTAGATTTCGATCAGATTAAAACTCAGATCAAAGATTATCTCCGTGCAAATTCAAATTTCACGGATTTTGACTTTGAAGGGTCTAATTTCTCTGTTTTAATTGATACTCTTGCATATAACACTTATATTACGGCATTCAACTCAAACATGGTTGTTAACGAATCCTTCTTGGATTCTGCAACTGTTAGAGAAAATGTAGTCTCTCTTGCAAGAAACATTGGGTACGTACCCCGCTCTAAAACCGCTTCTAGGGCGGCAGTTACCTTTGAGGTTCCTACTAGCACCTCGAGTGCTTTTCTAACGCTTCAAGCGGGTCTGGTATGTGTTGGATCGTATGATAACACATCATATAGATTTTCGATTTCCGAAGATATTACGACAACAGTAAAGAATGGAGTTGCAAAGTTTGGATCATCAACTTCACCAGTTTACATTTATCAAGGAAACTTATTAACGAAGCAATGGACCGTTGATAATTCTCAAGATCAAAGATTTATTCTCGAAAACCCAAACATTGATATTTCAAGACTTGTTGTCTATGTAAAGGGTATCAATGATAGTGGAGTTGGTAGAGAGTATTATAAAGTAGATAATATTCTAAGATTAGATAAGAATTCTGAAATTTATTTGGTTCAAGAAGTTCAGGATGAGAAATATGAACTTCTTTTTGGTGATGGATATTTTGGTAAGAAACTTGATAATAATTCGGTTATTACTGCAAAATACATTGTAACAGATGGTGAAAGAGGTAACGGTGCAACTGTATTTGATTTTCAGGGAAATTTTGTTGATGCCTCAAATATCAGAGTAATTCCATCTGGATCTATCACAATCAATACGATTGAAAAGTCATCAAATGGTGGAGAAATTGAACCAATAGCATCTGTTAAGTATTTTGCTCCAAGACTTTATTCTGCACAGTATAGAGCAGTAACGTCAAGGGATTATGAGGCAATCATTCAATCGATTTATCCAAACGCAGAATCTGTTGCAGTTGTTGGTGGTGAAGAATTAATCCCACCACAATTTGGAACGGTTCAGATTAGCATTAAACCAAAAAATGGAACATATGTTTCAGATTTTGATAAGCAAAATATTTTGAATAGATTAAAACAATATTCTATTGCAGGTATTAATCAAAAAATTGTTGATCTTAAAGTTCTATACGTTGAAATTGATTCAACTGTTTATTATAATGTAAATCAAGTTTCAAATGTCGATGATTTAAAAACATCGATTATTTCTTCATTGACTGAATATTCCAAAAATGTTGATATGAATAGATTTGGTGGTAGATTCAAATATAGTAAAGTTGTACAATTGATTGACAGAGTTGATAATTCAATTACTTCTAATATTACAAAGGTAAGAATTAGAAGAGATATGAAAGTTCTTGTGAATCAATTTGCACAATATGAACTATGTTTTGGAAATCGTTTCCATATTAACCCAGAAGGATTTAATATCAAAAGCACAGGATTTAAAGTTCAAGGTTCTGATGATATTGTCTATTTCACAGATGTTCCAAAAACAAAAATAGTAATTGGTAGTAACGGTAAAGAAGTTGTTAAATTGGATGATAGTAAAACGGATGGAAATGGAAACATTATATACATGGGTGATTTGGCAGTTATTCTACCGACAGAAAAGGGACAAAATCAGGTTGTTCTAAAATCAATTGGCACAGTTGATTATACAAATGGAGAAATCATTGTTAATACAATTAACATCACTTCAACTGTTGCGGATAATGAAATTATTGAAGTTCAGGCGTTCCCAGATTCTAATGATGTCGTTGGACTAAAAGATCTGTATTTGAGTTTTGATATTTCAAATAGTGAGATAAATATGCTTAGAGATGTTATTGCTTCGGGAGAGGATATTTCCGGAGTTACTTTTACAAGAGACTACTATACTTCAAGTTATTCTAACGGAGAAATCGAGAGGAAATAAAATATGTCAGATTTTGAGAAGAGAGTACAAATCAATAAAATTATTGAGAGTCAACTTCCAGAATTTATAGTTTCGGATTTTCCAAAAGCAACTGAATTCTTCAAACAATATTACATTTCCCAAGAATTTCAAGGTGGAAATGTAGACATTGTTGAAAATTTAGATCAGTATTTAAAGCTTGATAATTTGGTTCCAGAAGTTATTAATGGAGAAACAATTTTATCATATGATGTAACATCTTCTGTTGGAATTATTACTGTCACCTCAACAAAAGGATTTCCATCCGAATATGGACTTCTAAAAATTGATAATGAAATTATTACTTACAGTGGTATTACGACAAATACCTTTACTGGATGTATTCGTGGATTTAGTGGAATTACAAACTACAACAATGTTGGCATATCAAGTTTTGATGATAACGTCAACAAACAAAGTTTAACTTTTTCCAAGACAACTGAAGCAAGTCATACCAAAAATTCAAAAGTAATCAATTTAAGCGTTTTATTCTTACAAGAATTTTATAAAAAGTTAAAGTATACATTTACTCCTGGACTGGAAAATTATGATTTTGTTTCTGATCTTGATGTAGGTAATTTTATTAAACATGCAAGAAACTTCTACCAATCAAAAGGTATTGAAGAGTCTGTTAAAATTTTATTTAAAGTTTTATATGGTGCAGATGCAATTGTTTTAGATCTTGAAGGTAGATTAATTAAACCATCATCTGCCGATTATATTAGAAGAGAACTTGTTGTAGCCAAAAATATTTCTGGAGATCCTTTTAAATTAGAAGGTCAAACTATATTTAAATCGACAGATGTAAACACAAATGCATCAGTCTCTGATATTGAAGTTTTTACAAGAAATAATGAAACATATTACAAGTTGGGATTATTTGTAGGATATAATGAAAGAGACCTAATTGAAGGTATTTTTACAATTCCAGGTAAAACAAGAATTTTAGAATCAGTTTCAGTAGGATCTTCAATTATTCCTGTTGATTCTACAATTGGATTTGGGCAGACAGGAACTTTAATATGTGGAAATGATATAATCGAATATACATCAAAGAGTATAAATCAATTTTTTGGTTGTACAGGAATTACTAGTACAATAACTATTGCCTCAGACATTAGATCAAATGAAACGATCTATGGTTATGAAAATGGAGATATATCAAAAAGAGTTGATCTTCGCATAACAGGTGTTATTTCAGAATTTGAAGAGGTTGGGGATATCTCTCTTGTAGATGAGGGTGAAGAACTAACGGTTAAAAATCTTGGAGAAGTAATTAAAAATCCAGCGGAAGATAGGACTTATAAAGAAATATTTGCAAATTCTTGGATTTACAATACAAGCACAAGATATCAAGTATCAAATATTTCTGGATCAACTTTTACACTGTTGAGTGTGATTGATAAGTCTAGTTTACGTGAGGGTGATATTGTTGATATTTTATATGCATATACTAATAATATTGCTTCTGCAAATGCAGTAGTTACCAACATCAATAGTGCTTTAAACCAAGTTATTCTAAGTAATATTTCTGGATTTTTACCAAGTTCAACCCAGTCTTATGACATCCGAAGAAAAATTAAAAAATCGAGTAGTTTAAATGTACCACTCTTGTTGGGAAATAACAATTATATTTCAAATATTTTAAACGTTTATAGCGATAGTGATAAATTAGGTTATGTTGCATCAAATTCTTTACCTTCGTATCAAATCAATGATGAAATTATAGATGCTTCTATACCTAATGGATCTTCAACTTATTTGGATGACTATGATAATGTTGCTCAGGCATATTCAATAATTAAATTCCCATCAAATGTTAGATTTATTGATGGTGATATAGTAGTATATACTTCTGATGAACCACTTTCTGGATTAGTATCTGGATTTGAATACTATGTCAAAGTAGTTGCATCGAATAGTATAAGATTATATGCCTCGAAAGGACTTTTAAGTGGGTCTGAATATGTCAAGTTTTCTGAGAATTCAACATCTGGAATTCATAGATTTACATTAAAAAAACATGAAGATAGATCAATATCGCCAAATAAGATTTTAAGAAAGTTCCCAATTCAAAAGATTTCTTCAAATCCAGGCACTGATTTGAGAAGATCGATTAATAATACTATTGGTGGAATTGGAATTTTAATTGATGGTGTTGAAATTTCTAGTCCAGAATCACTTGATAAAATTTACTATGGACCTATAAAGGAATTTGATGTATTAAATTCTGGTAAAGATTATGATGTTGTTAATCCTCCAAAAATTACAATTTCCACTGGATCTACCACTGGAACAGGAGTCACTGCGCTTGTTGATCCAATTATTAGTGGTACTGTAAAAGCAGTTTATGTTGATCCACAAGATTTTGATATTGATAAGGTTCTTTCAGTTACTGTAACTGGTGGTAATGGATCTGGATGCATCCTAGAACCAGTAATGGGTGAAAGATTTAGAGAAGTTGATTTTGATAGTAGAGCACTTACTATTGGTGGTGGAGTTGATTTAACTGACGAAACTATTACCTTCACAACGTTCCACAATTTTGCTGATGGTGAAAGAGTAATTTACAATCAAAATGGAAACAATCCTATTTTAGTTGGAACTTTTGGAGATATTTCAAATACTCCTACTGGAACTTTGGTGAGTGGCGATGAGTATGTCGCAAAATTTGTTAATACCAGAACGATTAAACTTTTTAACACAAGATCTGATTACTTAGCTGGTATTAATACAATTGGATTTTCAACTTCAACTTCATTTGCAGGTATTCATAAATTTAGAACTGTATCAAAAAATACTCTTAGAAGTATAAAAGTTTTAGCAGGTGGATCTGGATATCAATACAGAAAATTAAGAGTCCAACCATCAGGAATTTCTACTGAATATAATACTGTTACATTTAAGAATCATGGGTTTTCTTCGGGTGATATTGTATTCTATTCAACAACTGGAACCTCAATTTCAGGATTATCAACTACTACCAA